TGCCAGCCGGTGTCATCAAACGTGTGCGCATCAACCCCACCAAGGAAGAACTGACCGACGACATCATCCCGGTCTACCTGGAGCAACGTGCCTACAAGCAGATCCGTGGATACACCATTTCAGGCAAGTTCGACTTCGTAGGCGATGGACGCGTGGAGGACTTCAAGACCTCTTCAGTGTTCATGGCCACCAGCCACAAGAACGATAAAAAGCACTCCCAACAGGGAAGCCTCTACCGGTGGCTCAGCCCAGCAATCATCACTCAGGACGAGATGGCCATCCAGTACATCTTTACCGATTGGATGGCAGCGCGTGCGAAGACTGATCCGAAGTACCCACCCAACCGATTCCAGCAGCGGATTCTGCCACTGATGAGCCTTGCTGAGACTGAGCATTTCGTCAACGGAAAGCTCGACTTGCTGGAGAAATTCAAGGACGCTGAAGAAGCGCACTTGCCTCTGTGCGATGAAGAAGATCTATGGCGATCGGAGCCAGTATTCAAGTACTACAAGAATCCGGAAAAGACCCTGCGATCCACCAAAAACTTCGACACCATGCAGGAAGCCTTGATCCACAAAGCAAGCATCGGTGTTGGGATCATCTTGGAAAAACCTGGCCAAGTCATGGCCTGCAAATACTGTGCAGCGTTTCCGCTGTGCTCACAAAAGGATGTGTTGATCGCCGCTGGTGATCTTGTCCTTTAAACCCTGGAAAAATTATGCTCAATCTTGACAAGCTGGAACATCACCCGCTGTCTGAACAACTGGTGAAGATCTTGTGCGAAAAGGTCCAGAACGACAACCCGTTGTTCTTCCGAGTCCTGGTCGCCTATTACTTCAGTGTGGTGGCCTCCTCGATGCGATGCACCATCGCCACCCATGATCGTGGCGACATCCCAGTGAACCTGTACGCCCTGAACCTGGGCAACTCAGGATCTGGCAAAGGCCACTCGACCACCATCATGGAAACCGAGGTGGTTCACCTATTCCGTCAGCGATTCGTGGAGGACACCTTCCCTGCGATCGCAGAGACGAACTTGCCCAGGCTCTCCCTCAAGCGAGCCAACCGCAAAAAAACGGATCCAGATGAGGAACTAGTTCGTGTTCATAAGGAGTTTGACGACCTGGGTACGCTGGCTTTCAGCTTCGACTCAGCAACCCCTGCAGCGGTCAAGCAGCAGCGCCACAAGCTGCTCATGGCAGGCGCTGGCTCAGTCAATCTGCAGATCGATGAAATTGGCTCCAACCTGGTTGGAAACATCGACGTACTCAACACGTTCTTGGAGCTCTATGACGTTGGTTTGATCAAGCAAAAGCTGATAAAGAACACGGCAGAGAACAAGCGCGCCGAGGAAATCATCGGGCGCACCCCCACCAACATGCTTTTGTTTGGCACTCCAGCCAAGCTGCTCAACGGCAGCAAGGTGGAAGAGGAGCTGTATTCGATGCTGGAAACTGGCTATGCACGCAGGTGCCTATTTGGCTACAGCCGTGCCAACCACAGGTCCCATGACATGACGCCTGAGCAGGTGTACGACCGGTTGACCAACAAGGGCAACAACGTATTCATGCAAGCACTAGCAGACAAGCTGGAGGCTCTGGCCGACATGATCAACGTGAGCAAACGTCTGGTCATGAGCAAGGAAACTAGCTTGCTGCTGATCGAGTACCGGATCCATTGTGAGACCGTGGCAGCGACCTACGCAGAGCATGAGGAAATCAAGAAAGCTGAAATCTCTCACAGATACTACAAGGCGCTCAAGTTGGCAGGTGCATACGCATTTGTCGACGAGTCCGCGGAGCTGACATCGGCACACCTGTACAACGCAATCGCATTGGCGCAGGAGTCAGGGGATGCGTTCAATCAGCTTCTCACCCGTGACCGCAACTACGTGAAGCTGGCCAAGTACATGGCCACTGCCAAGCGTGAGGTTACACAGGCTGACCTGGTGGAGGACCTCCCCTTCTACCGTGGTGCGATGGGCCAAAAGACAGAGATGCTGTCGTTGGCCATTGCCTATGGCTACAAGAACAACATCATCATCAAGAAGTCGTTGTCGGACGGCATTGAGTTCCTTCGGGGTGAGACCCTCAAGGTGACCGATCTTGACAGGATGCCGTTGGCCTACAGCCAGGACATAGCTGACGATTTCGTCAGTGAGTATGCCCCGTTCGACAAGCTGCACAAGCTGACTCAGGCACAGGAACTGCATTGGGTATCCCATCACATCAGTGGCGGGCATCGCAATGAAGACAACTGCATTCCTGGTTTCAGCCTGGTGGTTTTGGATGTGGATGGCGGAGTCAGGATGAACACGGTACGAGACCTTCTCAAAGGCTACCGGTACCTGCTCTACACGACCAAGCGCCACACGGAGGAGGACCACCGGTTCCGCATCATCTTGCCGATCAACTACGAGTTGAAGTTGGACGCCAAGGACTACAAGGAGTTCATGTCCAACATCTACGAGTGGCTCCCATTCGCAGTGGACACCGCTACCAATCAGCGTGCTCGGAAATGGCTGTCTCACAACGGCCACCATGAGTACAACGATGGCGAGCTGTTAGACGCCCTGCCCTTCATCCCGAAGACCAGCAAGAACGAAGAGCGCAAGCAGTTGATGACGACCCAGAGCTCGATGGACAACCTGGAGCGATGGGTGCTGAACAACGCAGGGGATGGAAACCGCAACAACCTCATGCTTCGGTACGCAATGATCTTGGTAGACGCTGGTTTTGGATTTGATGACATCAAAAACAGGGTGCTGATTTTGAACGACAAGATGGCAGAAAAACTGGCGCCCAACGAGATTTACGCAACCGTGATGGTCACCGTAAGTAAGGCTCTGGCAAAGGTAATTGTCGCCAACCACTAAGGCTCAGGTCAACCGGCCGTGAATGCACGGATCTGAACATTGCCTGCCCTATCCGATCCGATCCGATCCGACTCCCGCTCACTGAGTAGCGGATGTGCCCTCCGGGCACTTCTTCGAAAAAATAAGGAAACCAATGACGCAACAATATAACGACAACCTACTACTCCTATGCGGAAAATCAGCTACGGGGAAATCTATGTCCCTCGCAGGACTGAAGAACCCCGAGGGCGTGATGTACCTGAACTGCGAATCGGGTAAAAAATTGCCCTTCAAAGCCAAGTTCCTAAAAGGACCTGACGGCAAGACAGGCTTCACCATCACGGACCCGCTACAAGTTTTTGAGGCTTTTACCGCAGCACAGGGCATGCCCGATGTGCATACGATCGTGGTCGATAGCCTCACCTATCTCCTGGATATGTACGAGTCCATTTACGTCCTGCCATCCACCAATGGCATGCGGGCCTGGGGAGACTTTTCCCAGTACTTCAAGACGTTGATGCAGCAGCACGTGGCCAGGTCCACCAAGAACGTGATCTTCACGGCTCACACCGCCGACAGCGTGAATGAGGGCGAGATGGTCATGGAAACGAAGGTGCCCGTCAAAGGCTCCCTGAAAAACAATGGCTTGGAAAGCTACTTCGCCGTTGTCATCGCCGCCAAGAAGGTCAACCTCAAGGCGCTGAAGGAATACGGCTCACCGCTGTTGACCATCACGCCAGAGGAAGAAGCCCTTGGCTTTAAGTACGTGTTCCAGACAAAGCTCACCAAAGAGACGGTCAACGAACGACTCCGGGGTCCTATGGGCCTATTCAGCAACAAAGAAACCTACGTGGACAACAGTGTCCAGAACATCATGGACAAACTTCAGGAGTACTACGCTTAACGGCGTAATGTTCCCTAGAACGCTGCTCTATGCAACTTAACCCCGCTTTAAAGAAAATTATCATGAACCCACTTTCAAACCTCACGACCGACAAAGCCATCATCGAAGCCGCCGATTCGGTAGGCACCAGCTACGCCGCCTTGGATTCCGCAGTCTACCCAATGACTGTGGCCATGGCATACCTTCAGAAAGCCACAAGCGGTGCCGTGGCTCTGGCCTTGACGCTCAAAGGCGGCGATCGTGAAGTTCGTCAGACCCTGTGGATGACCTCCGGCACCGCCAAGGGTGCCAAGAATTACTACGAGAAAGACGGTGAACGTTTCTACCTGCCAGGCTTCACCCATGCCAACAACCTGTGCTTGCTCACGGTTGGCAAAGAGATTTCAGAGATGGAAACGGAAGTGAAGGTCCTCAGCGTGTATTCAAAGGAGGCCAAAGCCGAAGTTCCGACCAAGATGGACGTGTTCATGGATTTGCTCGGTAAGGAAGTCCTGGTTGGTTTGATCAAGCAGACCGTGTACAAGAACAAGAAGAACGAGGCTACCGGCGCCTACGAGGCTACCGGTGAAACCCGTGAGGAGAACGAGGTCGACAAGTTTTTCCGTGCGAGGGATCGTTTGACCACGGCAGAGATTCGTGCCCAAGTCACCAAGCCTGGCTTCATCAACGTATGGGAAGCCAAGTTCAATGGCCTGGTCCGCAACAAGACCGCAGCCGGCAGCAAGAAACCTGCCCTTGGTGGTACGCCTGGTGGTGCGTCTGGTAGCGCGCCTGGTAGTGCCTTCGGAGCTGCATCCAACATGGCCAAGAAGCCTTCTTCGAGCCTGTTCGCCAGCGCCTAAACCCCTAAACCTAAGCGTTCGGTCTCATAAAGCCAGCAGGGCAAACCTTGCTGGCTTTTTGCGTCCCCAAACTCCAACACACCTATGACGACAATCAAACTCACACCGCCCGAAACTCAGATCGTGGAGGTCACCAATGCCACTGCCATGGCTACCATGATCTTGGAATGGCAACAAGACATCCTCGCCCTACTCAACCACCTCAAGTCGGTTCCGCAAGGCACTACTACCTCCCAGGACGGCGTGGTTGTCCTTACCCTGGAGGGGAACACCCTGGCTGGCTACCAATTGGGCCTTGCCCTGGCCATTGAGAAAGTCTCCCAGTTGCCCTTCACGTTCATCCACAACGCGCAGGCATCTGATCCGGCTCAATTGAGCCTGGTTGACTAGGTGAAGCTCCGCCTTCGCCTTGTCGGACCATCGGACAAAACCCCAGCCCCAGCCACCACAGGCGCTGGGGTTTGGAAAGTGGCTGTCAGCGCAGGGAGAGAGAAGCACATGGCTGATGCCATTGCCGCTACTACAACCCCTGCCGCCGCCACCACGGCCGCAACTACCACCACGGCCGTCATTGCCGTTATTGCCGTCATTGCAGCCATTTACGCAGGTTTGGCCGGCCAACAATTTCAACAACAGTTGTCGATACTGAAGGCAACGCACTACAAAGGAAAGCATGATGCAAATTCAGCTCAAGCAGCATGAAATCGAAGCCGCCTTACGCGGCTACATCCACAAGCAGGGCATCGTACTCAAAGGCCGTACGCTGGAGATTACCTTCACGTCTGGCCGCAGCGGTAACGGGCTCACTGCGGACATCTCGATCGAGGATGCCCAGATCCCTGGCTTCTCAGACGAGGACGGGGTCGATGTCGATGGCGATGGCGATGGCGATGGCGAGCAGGAAGAGCCTACACAGGACGCTGCAGCCAAGAAGGCCAAGCCAGCCAAACCAATGCTCAAAGCAGTGGAGCAGGACAAGGCCCCTTTTACAGAGCCTGTAGCACCGACCAAGGCAGCGCAGGAGCCTGAGCCAGAGGAAGGTCCCGTCAAGGTCACTACGCCAGTGAGAACCAGCGTCAGCCTGTTCAACTAAACCAGATGGGTCTTATCCGCTTTTGCCTGAACATCGTGGTGACGATCGGCATTCTCATAGTGTCGATCGGTGCCTTCTTCGTCTTACATTCCGCAGGTCGACAGACCAATATCCGTGCAATTTCGTTGCCAGCATTTTTTCAAGTTTTCCGTGGAGCGTTGGCGTCGATGAGACGTTCCGTTTCTATCTCCCAATCGCGTAG